ATGCCTAATTCAGATTTACTACCTACCCTTTTTTCCAAGTTCAACGAAAACCAAGTCGCCCTAGGAGCCGCCATCATGGAACTCGCGCAATGGGTCGAGCGACACGGCGGCGTCGAAGCAACAGCAAACGTCCGTGGCGCACTAGAAATACTTGATTACAATGACGAATTCATCAAGCTAACTCTTGCTGTCCTGATGACTCCTGAGTGATAGGCAGACAGCTCAGCTGAAGAGCCACATAACGCCAATCACCGCAATTACCCAGCAGAGAGTCAACAAGAACGATAGCCCCGCCAGTCTTTTATCCACAAGGTCCTTCCCGTTTGGATGGATGTTGATGGCTCTCACTGTAGGCCGACCAACTCAGCGTAGCCGACTCTGTGCGCCATCATAAGCCCGGCACCCTTAGAGCGCGATCAGACCTTGATCGCGTGTTACTGGCAGCTCACCGCCGCAACGACTCTCCTTTTTTATCCGATCTGCTGCCGGCGCTCAGTAAGTAACGTGCGCATCTTTCGATCCATGCCTGAAACACCCACCCCCGACGTCCCGCCGACCGATTACAATCTCCTATAGTCGTAGTGAAATATCCGAAAGTCGCTGGTAATCTCCCAGCCACGTTCGTCAGCCATTAAGGGATGGAGGCGAAAATAGAAGCCCTGGAGCCGCGAACCTCCGGGGCTTTGCTTTTCTACTTGGCCGCTACGTAAATAATAAGCGCAATGGCAACCATCCAGGCGATGACCAGCAGCACTCCCAGCCCTACAAAATCCTGACCCATAGCCTTTCCTTGTGCGCGATTCAATCCATTCGGTCTAGCTTAACGCAACACAGCCCTGACGTACGCCTGGCACGCCCGTAACGCGATCAGTCCTTGGTCGCCGGCGTCGGTGATGGCGATAATTCGTTGAGCATGCGCTGGGTCAAGTTGGGCTCGACGGGCTGCATGAACCACGCCGACGGCGCTGGTGGTGGAAGGCACGTTGCAGCCACTGGCTGAATCCGTGGCGTCGATAAGGACTGACAGCCGCACATCAGCAGTGGCAAGGCGATCACGCAGCCTTGAAATATTTTTCTGTGCATCACTAAATTCCTTGAAATGCGCTTCGTCTATAGATTGAAGACGGCCTTCTAGGCCCAGGCGCTTGTCCTGCTCGATACGGGCCTGGGCGGCCGCGGCATTGCCGATAGCTGTCAGGTCCGACTGGTGCAAGCCGTCCTGCACGGCCAGTCGCTCGCCCATGCGCCAGTCCTGCACCTGCCAGGCACCGCCAAATCCGATGGCGAGCGCCAGCAGGATAGCGGCCAGGACTTGACCGGGCGTCATGCCAGCACCTTCAGCGCCTTGTCGTACAGCCCCTGGCGGTCGGCCTGGCCGTTGAGCCCACCGTTGATGCGCCGAGTGATCTTCACGAAATCTCCCTTGTCCGCCAGCGTGTTCAGGTCTTTCATAGACCAGAACCAAGCCGCCGACATCGCGGCGTGCTGCGGCAGCTCCAGCAGTTCTGGCTTGCTGAGCAGGTCCAGGCCCAACGCTTCGCCGCACGCGTTGTAGTTGGCGCGGCCCGTGATCTGGATCAGGCCACGGCCGCGATACTTGGAGCCGTCACCCGGCTGAGTGTTGCCCAGATCAGCGCGGCCTTCGTATCGGGCTTGAGCAGTGGTAGGCCCCCAGATTTCTTTGACGTATTTGAGCTGGCCCGATTCGTGACCAATTTGGGCGATGAAGGCGGCGACACGCTTCGGGCCGACGATCTGATACCGGTTCATGGCGGAGTTTAAGACAGAAACAAAAACGCCGGCTGATTGGCCGGCGTTTGGGAGGATCTGCAACAGTTGCTGCGTGGTGATGGGCATGGCTTTCTCCGGGCAAAAAAATACCCGCACTCGGCGGGGTTCGGGATAACGGCCGGGCTTACTCTGGCGCCAACGGCCAATCGATGGCGTCTGGGTACCCACTCTGTTCAAACACACGATTAAGCGCCACGCGGTATTTCTTCCAGGCTTTGAGCCGGACGGCGTCTTCTTCTGAGGCTTCGTCGATATCGACAGCATCCTGAAGCGGGGCGATGGCGTAGTCGGCAATGGCGCGCAAGTGAGTGTATTCGCGCTGGGCCTCTTGGGCTGGATCCATGTCAGGCACCTGCTCCGGGGGTGGCATGGATGAGACCGGGAGCTCATCGACGGCCACGTGCAAGGTAATGCTGTGGCTCAGGTCGGTAGGCTTTTCGTCCAGGGTCACACAGACGCGCAGCACCTGCTCGTCATAGGAGATGGCCACGGTTTTATCCACGTCCATCTGGTTGACGACATAGCCCCACCCTTCTGGCGCCCTGGCCATGCCCTGCGTTCCGATCAGTTGGTAAATACCGGGGCTTTCTCGCTTCGATTCGATGGTGCTCACGCCCAGCGATGTGATGTCGATGATTTCACCGGTGGAGCCGAGAATGTTGATTGCTGCACGAGTCGTCATTTAAATAGCCTTCAGTGTGCCGTCGGCGGCGCGGGTGGTGTTTCCAGAGTGGTAGAACTCAACCCATGGGGAGAACGAGCCACCATATTGATTGCGCATCATGTATCGAGGATTTAGAGTCGATGCAATCACCTCTTGGGTCTGGTACCCGAGCGCGGCAGTTGTGACCCGGACATGAGGGGCCACCCCGACGGGTACGTTCTTGCCCCCGTTGGGGTAGAGATAGATCCCGGAGCGCTCCAACAAATTCGCGTCACCCGAGGTAGACTGGACCAAGGAGTTGCCGCCGTTCCAGCCCAGGGCACCGACCTGCAACACTTTGCCTGCGCCGTAATCCTCGGGAGAGCTTGTGAGGTTTGCAGTCGCTGCGGTACCCAGCCCTAAGGATGTACGAGCACCTGCTGCGGAGTTTGAGCCCGTGCCGCCATTAGCAATAGGGGCAATGCTCACGCTGGACAAAGGCCCCAACCCTGCCAAGGTCGCGCCCCATTGCTGAACGATCGCCCTCACCTGGTCCGCCAGGTCTTTGACATAGCCCTGCATGGGTGCGAGCGCATAGCCACCGGCAGCGACGGTGGGCCCTTGATAGTTTGGAGAAATCGACAAGGCCGTATCGCTGGCGATGTTGGTGACCTCATACCACGCACCATCCGGCCCGCGAAACGCATCACCCGTCCGTGCGTTCGCAATAAAAGCCGTGCCCGTTCCGATAATGGCGTTGCTGTTGTTGGTGGCTTTAACAGTCCCGGCTTTATACCAAGGCATAGGCTACTTCCTTAATCATTGTAATATCGCTCAATTGGAAACTTACATACCGGTATCGAAAAGGCCGAGCCTGCTGTGCCTTGAAATAGACCGATATCGGTACGATTTAAGTTAGTTAATATTTTAATCACAGGGGCGCCGCCATCCCTGATCCTTAGCCCCGCATAATCCACCGACCCCATGAACCATGCATTGCCACGATCAATACTGGATATACTGATAAAGTCATCGTGAGCCAAAGGTAAATTGCTGTTAAAAACAGCTACCCGTCCGTAGGCGACTTGGGGAGGCACATAGGTCCAGCTCTTCGTGAACTTACCGTACCTCACCACCCTGTCACTGGATGTATAGACTACCCCCTCTTGAGCGTCGTATATCTCAAGCCCATACTCATCAACACTCTTTTTGTCAGAGTATTTACACGACACATATTCAAGGTTGAAGTTTTGCACCACCCCACCGCCAAGAGCCGCGCTCACTACACTAAACCCTGTCCAGTTGCCGGGGCCACCCAATACTCGGGTGTAAAAGGAGAGACTGTTATGTGATGCAGCAATGCACCTGACAAATATTTGAGGCGGCTCTTCTGTCTGGATCGGCTTTACAAATGTAACTGCCCCATACCCCTCGCCATCTGAGTAACGCGACAGTATCTGGAAATTCCCTCTCTCAGAAAAAACCAAGGTTTTATAATCGCTGCTAATTACAACGGAACCGCCGTTATTTGTCGCAGACAGGCCGTAGCTCATTAAATCACCCTCACCACTTCGACAACACTTTCAACCACTTCAGACTTCCACTTGAATATCCAATCGCCCTTGTAGTCCACTTCATAGTAATTGCCATAGGTGATGATCCCAATCTGCGTGCCACCGAGGTCTTTGTAAGTCGGCACACACCCCCAGTACGCCTGCCCCGCACCTTGTGGGTACGGGGAGTACGCTTTGGGTGTAATGGTCACGAAGCATGTGGCGGGATCATAGCCATCCACATTAATGAGGATGTAATCACCCCTTACGCCGAGCCCACCGCTTCGACTTGCAGGGATGGTCATGGTGGCCAGTCTCTGAATGGTGAAATCCTCCATCCCCAGCGTCTGCACGCCTTTCGCATCGAGCACTTCTAACCCATAAATCATGACTTCAGCCTCCGGCCTTCAGTAGCGTTAGATTCCCGGCCCGCAGACGAACGCTGTCATCTTCATCCTGCACAAGCAGACCGTTGTTATTGAGCGTCGTAGAGCCGCCTGATCCAGCACTGCGCAGGGTCAGCATTCCTTGTGGAATATTGATTTCCAGCAACGGCAAGCCCTTGGCATTCAAAGCGCTGGACCGCAACGTCATCCCAAGCACCAGGTTCTGAATGAACGCCGTATCGATCATCGCGTAGTTGATGAACACCTGACCGCCCTGCACCACAAAGGGTGTTCTGAGCTGCCCAGTGACTTCGTCGATGATGGCGAAGCGTTGCGCAAAGGCCAGAATCTCCGAGGTGTCACCATCAGAACCCAGCGCGAGACCCGCCATGACCTTGCGCCCGCCCACGATGGTTTGGGTCTTGATCGTGGTTTGGGCCGACACCTTCCCTTTCACATCGACCACGGCCTGGCTGACCTGCTGTACTGCGGCTGAGTTTTCGCCAGAGAGCGCTTGAACGGTATCAATCCTCTGGGTCAGTGACTTGTCGACATCCGCAACTGCTTTGCTGACTTGCTGAATCGTGGCGGTGTTTTGGCCAAGGTTGACTTGCAGCTGCTCGGTTTTCATCGCCAAGGCTTCTTCCGCCGTGGCACGCACCTTTTTCTCCAGAGCGAAGTTGGCCGTTGAGCTCCACGCGTCTAAAGCACCCGCCAAGTCCCCCTCGCCAGTATCACTTCGCGCCTCTGCTCGTAGTGATTCCAGGCTGCTGGCCGTGGCTACAACCGCCCCATCTATACGAGATACTTCACCGCTGAGTGTTTCCAGCGCCTGAGTGTTGCCGGCTACGCCAGAGTTGACGTCGACCAGCTCGCCTTTCAGTTCCGTGATGCGCTTGGCAGCAACTGAATCATTGGTGGCCACGACCTTTTCAAGGCTCGAAAGCCCGGCCTTGTTCTCCCCGACCTGCGCACCGAACGTGGTCACACGCTCGGAAATCGCCTCGTCTTCAGTGGCCCGCACACGCTTTTCAACGGCCAGCTCAGCCGTGGATTGCCAACTCTTGAGGGCGTCGGCCAGCTCGCCCTCGCCCGTATCGCCCCGCGCCGCTGCCCGCAAGGCTTCCAGCGATGACGCAGACGCCGTGACCTTGCCGTCGAGATCTTTGATGCTGGTGGTGTTCTGGTTGACCTGAAAGGCCAGGCCATTGGCGGTTTCGAGGATCTCGCCGATGTCCTTCCAGTAGGCCGGGTTGGGCGGCGGTGTATCGCGTGGTACGTCCTGAAGCGCTTGATAGATGTGCCGTCCTTCGCGGGCGTTTTCGCCGGTCTTGTAGGTCAGCTTTGGATCGTAGATGAAGGTGTCGACCAGGCCTTCGACCTTGTCGCCCAGCTCTTTGACCTGCTCAGCTAGCTCCTTGACCGAACCCGGCCCATCACCGGTGATGAGCTCAATGTCCTTTCTCAGCTCTGGGTAAAGCGCGCCCGTGCCGATTTTCCCCGCAAAGTACTTCTCGTACTCCGTCTGGTCCGAACTCGGCTGGCCATTGACCCCGAACTTCTCCGGAAACCACGGCCCGACATTGCCGGTGCGGTCCACCAGTCGCGCCCAGAAAAACAGACTGGTCCCGGGCACGATGTTTTGCAGTTCGTGCCGGGCCTGCGGGTAGGCAAAGTCGCCGAGTTTGGTAGCGCCTGCCAAGTTGTTGGCCGTGCTCTGCCACAGTTCGGTGCGCTGGGTGTCTTCGGCGCCCGGCGGGAAACCCCAGTTCAGGCGGATGCCGTAGACCAGGCTTTCTGTGGTCAGGTGTGTGATGGCAGGCGGCAAGCCTTCCTTGCCTTTCAATTGCGTCAGTTGCGAGTTTCTCCAGATGGACGAAATTTCAAATGCACTGACCGCACGCACCCGAGCCAAATAAGCGCCAGCGTAAATACCAGGTACCTCAACACTGGATGAGCCGGTGCGCTGCACCTTGATCCAGTTGCCATTGTCTTTACGCCACTCCACGTCATAGGCGACAGCGCCGGGGACCGAATCCCATGCGATGGTCATGGTCGTTACAGCAAGCCCTTGCGCGATTGAAGTGCTGGACGTCAGGGTAACGCTGGCCGGTGCTGGCACAACCGTAATTGGGATCACGCTGATGGGGCGTTCTTCCAAACGCGCACCGGTGTCGATGTGCGCAAACTTGCTTGGATTGAACTCCAGAGCAGTGATTTCGTACTCACCCTCAGTCGTGCGAGCAGTCTTCAGCACTCGATACAGCTGGATAGCTAGGTCGTCAGCATCTATAGCCCACTGAAGTTGCGGCTCAGGCGTGACGCTGTACGGTGTTGTCACTGTTACGTCACGACCACTTACAAGCTCAACGGTACGAGCTTGGGCGCGCCCATTTGGCAGGTTGATGATGAGGCGGTCGCCCGTCTTGACTTGAGTATCTCGATCAAGTTTCACGACGCGGCCAGCAGCAGCCGAGATTCGACCACCATTTGGGCGGCCGGCAATAAGCTCGTCGGCTACTGGTATCACGTACCCAGGCAGCGGGATGCGCCCCTCCATACCAGTTTTGAAGGTAACAGTGCGATCCTGGTTATTACTGAGCAGAATCCACTTACCGCGACGCTGAGCCTCCGACGCCCGAGTGCAGCCTATTGCTGATATCTCAATCGGGCGATCTCGGAAACGCTTCTGTAGAGCGAGGTCTGTTACAGGTATGACGTCGGTATCATAGCTGTTTGCAGGGTTGTCATAGCTCACCAGGGCGCGGCTGTAATGTGTGTCTTTCTCTGCTCCGCCGTAAGTGAACTCCCCATCAATGACGTTCGCTCTTGTGAATACATAATCAATGTCCTGCGCGCGCGGCATATCTGCCTGCATGCCCAAAGCACCTTGAGCCCAATAAGTCATACCCCGGTAGATTGCTGCCAGGTCTCGCAGGATCACCCACGCCTCAGCCTTTCCCTGCAGGTTTATGTCGCAGAGAAATCTAGGCTCTTGCCCTCCCACGCCGTCCGGAACTAGCTGATCGCAATACTGGGCGATGCGGTACATCTCCCATTTGTCGACCATCCAAGGCTTGATACGCTTGCCAAGACCAAAGCGCTCTTCGACGCAAAGGCCGTAGGTCACAAATGCAGGGTTGTTGGTCCACGCTTGCTTAAAGGTGCCGTCCCATACGCCGCTATAAGTACGCGACGACGGATCATAGTTGGTCGGCACCGGCCATTTGCGAGCCTTGCACTTCACCGTCACCGCGGGAATATTCTGGAACTGCTGTGCATCGAACTCAACGTACAGCAGGGCCGTGTTCGGGTAGCGCAGCTTCCGATCAATGATCTCGGTGTAGCCCGCAATGTTCATCGTGTCAGCGATAGTGCCGGAGTTCTGGTTCGGGGTCAGCCGGCGGACTCGCACCATCCAGCCAGAGGTAGACTTCGGCAGATCAACGCGAACGGACCGCTGATAACCATTGGTGGTCTTCCCATCCACCGCGCCGAACTGTAGCTGCTGATATGCGCCGCCATCGGTGGCCACATCGATCGCGTACTCAATGCGGTATCCGTTGGTATTGCCGCTGCTATCTTGGCTGGCCAGGCGCGGCCAGCTAAGCCTTAGGCGCACAGCTGACAATTGAGTATTGCTCAGCGCCCTAGCCCAGGGATTGTCGCTACGCAACTCGACATTGACGGACGTTTCGTTCTCGATCGCCGGAATGCCAGAGATGTAAGACTGCTCGATGCTGCCCGGCCGCCATTCCCACTTCACGTTGGTGAAGTTGTAGTTGCCACTGGCGTCTTGGATCGGCGTGTTGTCGAGGAAGATGTCGCGCGCCGTAGGGGTTCCTTCGAATTCACCCTCGCCAACAGCGATAAGTATCTTCGCAAGGTTTGTAGACTGAAGGCTGTCCGGAGCCTCTACTGGCGACTTCGGCTTGCTCTCGCCACCCTTCGCGCCGTGAATATCCAGCCGCTGTGCTGCGCCCATACTTTCCTCCAGGCATAAAAAAACCGCCTCAAGGGCGGCTTGTCTGCTGCGTGCTATTTACGTTTTGTCTTCGGCGTAGATCGATGCCGAGATGATTGCCCCGCCCCACCGGCGATCGCCGATACAGATAGGCACTGGATTGCCACTGGCCGTGGTGTTCTTCGCTGAGCCAAACGCATACGAAGGTAGATTCTCCGGGGCCGCGCTTTGCGACAGGCCCTTCGCTTGAGGGCTCAGCATTTGGATTACGCCGCCAGCCACAAGCGCGATGCCGGCAGGTGCCAGCGATGGAAACCAGACACTTGCCACAAGCAAAACGGCACCAATAACAGTTTGGAGAATGCCGCCTCGCTTACTACCCTCTACCACCGGCACGATCCGAATCTCTTTTGCGCCTCTTCGACCAAGCTCGTCCGCCCCAACGTTTTTACCGTTCCTAAAAATAGCAAAGCGCATTCCTAAGCGGTCGAGTCTTTTTATTTCCTCCTCGAATCCCGCTAGAGTCGCTTTCAGCGCACGGAACACTTCCAAGCCAGATCCTGAATCTATCTGCCTGCGATGCAGGCGGCCAAACTTCTGCGCAAGCGAACCTGAGAGCTTTATGTCGGTCATCGGTGCGTAATGCGCTGCTGTTACTGCCATACTTTCCTCCAGATAATAAAAAACCGCCCTGAGGCGGCTTAGATAGAGCATGTATTTATAGGCACGATTTAACCGCAGACTCGATACCGGATCGCCCAAGCATCGCAGACCATGGCATTCGCTGTCGCAAAGTCACAGAGCTGCCATCAGCGGTTTTTCTAATATCAAGAAGCTCGTCTGCCATATTGTTACTTGCGACCCATAACCGGTATCCAGACTCAGTCTCAACCATGGACGAATCGGTTCTGGCTGACTGCCATTTCGGGAACACGCAGAGTGCATACTGCTTAGGGTCTTTCTTGGTGCTAGCCGCAATACTTGGCTTATTGCGTTCCAGGTCGGACGGAGAAACGCACCCCGCCAGCGCAACCAGGGCAAGCGCCCCAATGAACAATTTCATGTCGTTCCCTCGTTGAGATATGGCAAGACTTTATCACCAACAAGGGAGCAACACGAAAGCCCCGCATGGGCGGGGTTCTTCGGGTTCGTGAATAGTCAGTTCAACTGAAGCGTGTGCTGACCATCGTGCTGGAGGGCAATGATTTTTCCTTCAAGGCCGGGCTTCTTGATCTGCCAGCGGCGTAACGCCCTACCCGCAAACCGAGCCATCCCTTTTTCTTGCTGGTACTCGAGCATTAGATGATTACGTCGGCTCTCGAAGGAAAGCGCACGATTCCTAAGCTCGCCAGCCATCCAGTTGAAGGCGTTGATGTACTTTATCTTCATCGCGGTGGCCGAGACGCCAGTGAATGCCATTACCAGCATAACGAAACCGTCTTTAGTCATTTCGAAAACGCACCTGGCCTTTCCTCGGGCATCCACCGAATCTCGCTCCTCAAAGTTGAGGAGCCAAAAGTCGGGAGGGCAATCCTTTTTCAATTGCCGGATGGCCCTGACTACGTTGTCATGGCGCTTCTTGAAGTACTTAGAAACCTTTAGCGAAGTGGTCATGATGTCCCCGCCTTCGCACATGACCATTTTTTGAAAGTCTTCATCGCCAATGTTGAGATCAGTCATGCCGCCACCTCTGCACACATTGCGCTCGCGGCGCCAGGATTGAAGCCATCCAGCGGCATCAGGCTTTTCTCGCTTACCGAGTAGCGCTTGCCCTCAACCAGCATCAGCCAGTTTTCTTCGATCTTGCGGATCAATTGGCCGGAGCGACCGACCAGATTTGGCCGCTCCGGGGAAAGGATCAAGGCGCGGCCGCCAGCTTTGAGGGTGAAGTTCAT